AAAAAAAATGATGATAGATTAGAAAACTGGAAAAAAAGTATAAAAGATACAGACGGTGAAAAAATAATGATTGAAACGCAAAATGGCAATGAAGATGTTAGAAGAAATTATATAGGACAAACTCCACATAGAAGAAAAAAAAATAAAACGGAAGATGAAAAAGAAAACCTAAGAAAATGGGATACATTCAGAAAATCCTTAGTTCCAACAAAGACTACATTAGAATTCAGTATCGTTGAAAATGAATTAATAGTTTGTGTATTATATAATGAAGAACATCATAAATACAATAAACCAAGTGGTTGTAGTTTTGTTTCATTAGATTTCCTTCGTGATTTTTGTAGAATCAACAATATTGAAATTCAACACGCGATGAATGGTGGAGAACATAAAGAACGAAAAGAGAATGGATATTTTTGGCCGGTAGATGGCTATCATGATTGTGAAAAACATAAATGCTGTGGAACGCGTGATAAACCTTGTTTTTGGGATAAATATGTATTTGAGTTTCAAGGCGACTACTGGCATAAAGATAAAAAAGATAAAGATTTAGCAAAAAAAGAATTTTACATTGAAAAAGGATATAAATGGTTTGAAATAACCGAAAGCGAATATACAAATAAGAAGAAGTTAATTAAAAGTATTAGTCAACGTTCGCAAAATTCATAATATAGTCTATTTGCTTAATAATTTCAATAAATATATTAACAATTATACTATTGCCTGCTTGTTGATACATACGAGTATCTGAAACAACAATTTTAAAATCATCTGAAAATCCCATAAGTCTTAAACATTCCCGTGGAGTTAATTTTCGTATTTTTTCTTCATATGTAATGTAATTGTCAACACCTGCTCTATGCATTTTATGCATAGATGAAAGTAATGGTCTAGCAACATCTAAATCTGTTTCTGTTGATGTTTTGAAGTTTTTCGTTCCGCCCGCAAGAACGTAATTCTTTACCTTTTCTGATAAATAATATTTAGATGGAATTTCTCTATATTCCTTTATAAAATCTCCATGCCAATTAAATTGTTGATTTTTTTTCTGACATAATGCGATATCTCCATTGATCTGAGTGTATTTTTTTTTTATGTTTTTTTCTTTTGTTACAAACGATACTCCTTTTTCTTTTAAATAATATTTGTTTTCAACATTATCTTCAAGCAAGTCTTTCATTTTAATTAAAAGTTCTATCTTTGGAGGTGGGAATGTATTCATCTTAATGTCGCTATTTTTATTAATTCCCACCATGAATAATCGGTTTCTGCTTTGAGGTATACCGTAGTCTTTTCCATTCAAAATACTATATTGAATATTATAATTTAACTCACCAAATTTAGATTTTACAAAATCAAATGTTTTTCCTTGGTCGTGTGTAGTTAAACCTTTTACATTTTCAAATATAAATATCTTTGGTTGAGCTTCTTTGATTACTCTTATAAACTGAAATATTAAATTGCCTCTATCATCTTCAAGACCTTTCTGTTTTCCTACAAATGAAAACGATTGACACGGTGAACCACCCACAATCATATCAACATTTTTATATTTATTACCGTCCACATCGTTAACATCTGAATACCAATCATCTTGATTTATATTATAATTTTCAATATAACTTGCTTTTACATATTTGCAAATATCACACGCAAATGCAATTTTATGCTTAATATTTAAACGAGAAATCGCATGTTCGACTGATCCAATACCTGTAAATAGAGTTCCTATTGTAAAAGTATCAGCATTGTTTGTTTCCAAAGTTGGATTATTAACTGAATTTTTGGGTTCAGGTGTTAATGCGGTTTGATGTGTTATTACAAGAGATATTAATTCATCTTTATTTTTGTTAGAATATCCCTTTATTTTATGTTCTTTACATAGAGATTTTAACTCTTTCACGTTCATTTTTTCAAAATTAATATCTGATGATGTTTGTTCCGTTGACATTGTATTTGTGGTTGTAGTTATATTTTCAGTATCAGTTAAAATCAATTTTCTATTTGAAATAATATTCTCAACAACTTCTTCTATTCTTCCTTTATTATCTTGACATGGCAATTTCTTATCTTTATGTTTAATGTAGTGGGATTTTTGAGAAAACTCTTTCAAGCATCGTTCGCAAGTATATTTCGGCATTCTATACTATTACTAAACATTTGGGTTTAACTCAAAATTAACTAAAATAGTTAAAATGCTTCTGTATTTCAGAATTTCTAAAATCAGTAAAAAGAAATGGCTTAACTAAATAGAATTGGACATAAATAAATGTCCGTTTTTCATTTGGGGAAAAGGATTTTGTAAATAGATGGTTGGAAAATAGTGATTGTTACCAATATGCTGTTATTTTGGTTTTTACATGGTAATATTTTGTTACTGTAAAAAATAAGTGTAATAATAACTAAATATTTAGGCGAATTATATGTTAGTATTATATACGAATAATGCCGAATCAATCTCTCGCCATAACTCGCCAAAAATTTTACTGTGAAATATGTGACTATAGATGTAGCAAACAAAGTGACTTTTACAAACATACTTCAACCCGTAAACACATAATCCGAATAAATCCTAATGAAAATGATAAAAATGTCGCCAAATCGTATACATGTGATTGCGGTAAAGAGTATAAGCATATGTCTAGTTTATGCAACCATAGAAAAAAGTGCGAGTATACCCCCCCAAGCAATAATGTAAATACTATAGAAAATAAAGACCAACTCATATTGGAACTTTTGAAACAAAATAAGGAATTTCAGAATTTGATATTGGATCAAAATGAAAAGATGGTAGAAATGTCAAAACAGATTGGTAACAATAACAATAATACGATTAACAATACAACGAATAAATTCAACCTTAGTGTGTTTTTGAATGAGACATGCAAGGACGCTATCAATCTCAATGATTTTATTCAGTCAATCGAACTAAATTCGAATGATTTCATAAGGACTGGAGAAATCGGTTATGTGAGGGGTATATCTGATATCATGGTAGAACGCATTCGTGATATGGAACCTCATACCCGTCCTATACATTGTACTGATTTGAAGCGTGAGACCGTTTACGTAAAGGATTCTGATAAATGGTCGAAGGAGGATGAAAATAAAACCCATTTGAGAAAGGCAGTGAAAATAGTTGCTGGTAAGAATCAAGCGCAAGTTCATACATGGATAAAGCAGAATCCAAATTATGAGATATTAGACACACCCGAATGTGACAAATATTTCGAATATACAAAAGTATCGTTGGGTGGATGTGGTAAAGAAGAGGATACGAAATTCGAGAACAAGATAATGAATAATGTTTTGAAAGAAACCGTTATTGATAAAAATTTACTTGAATAGGTAAAAATCAACAAAAATAAATGGCTTAACTCAATAGAATTGGACATAAATAAATGTCCTTTTTTCATTTGGGAAAAATAGTTTTGTAATAGATGGTTGTAAAATAGTGATTGTTACCAATATGCTGTTATTTTTGATTTTTATATATGAATATTTGTTACTGTAAAAATATGTGTACTAATAACAAATATTTAGGAACTTTATTTGTAGTCATTATATATGACCCAATATGACTACCGATAAAGTTCGATTAAAATATATATGTAAAGACTGTGACTATACAACGTCACGCAAATCTCAATATGATAGACATTTATCTACACGTAAACATTTAATGACTACATTGAGACTACCAAATAGTTCATTAGCATTCCATTGTGAATGTGGTAAAGAATATAGTTGTAGACAAAACCTTCGTAGACATAAACAAATATGTGTAAAAACGGTTCGAGTGAATGATACGCCCGTACAAGTACATGACAAAGATTCTACACTAGTTATCGAATTATTGAAACAGAATAAGGAGTTACATCAAATGATACTGGGTCAAAATCAAAAAATGATAGAAATCGCAGGTAACGTTGGTAACAATAACAATAATACGATCAATAATACAACGAATAAATTTAACTTGAATGTGTTTTTGAATGAGACATGCAAGGACGCTATCAACCTCAATGATTTTATTCAATCCATCGAACTTAATCCCGATGATTTCATACGGACTGGAGAAATCGGTTATGTGAGGGGTATCTCTGATATCATGGTAGAACGCATTCGTGATATGGAACCTCATACCCGTCCTATACATTGTACCGATTTGAAGCGTGAGACCGTTTATGTAAAGGATTCTGATAAATGGTCGAAGGAGGATGAAAATAAAACCCATTTGAGAAAAGCAGTGAAAATAGTTGCTGGTAAGAATCAATCACAGGTCCATACATGGATAAAGCAGAATCCAAATTATGAGATATTAGACACACCTGAGTGTGACAAATATTTCGAATATACAAAAGCATCACTTGGCGGATATGGTAAAGAAGAAGATATGAAATTCGAAAACAAGATAATGAATAATATTTTGAAAGAAACCGTTATTGATAAAAATCAGTAAAAATAAATGGCTTAACTCAATAGAATTGGACATAAATAAATGTCCTTTTTTCATTTGGGGAAAATGATTTTGTAAATAGATAGTTGAAAATAGTGATTGTTACCAATATGCTGATATTTTGGTTTTTACATGGTAATATTTTGTTACTGTAAAAAAATAAGTGTACTAATAACTAAATATTTAGGCATTTTTTTTGTTTCATTATAATATACAAATGAAACAAAATGAAACAAAAAAAATGCCTAAAACTTCTAAAATATTTACATGCAGTAAATGTAATTTTAAGTGCAGTAAAGAAAGTAATTATAACAATCACTTAATAACTACAAAACATAAAAAATGTGTAAATGAAACAACTGAAAATGCCGATATCGTAAAAAATGAGTTTGTGTGTAATATATGCGATGTCAGGTTCAATAGCAGAACCACATTGTGGCGTCATTCAAAAATATGCTCTCAATCAGAAGAATCAAATGTAGATTTGCCATCATTGATATCTGAACCAACATCGGTCAATCAAACAAGCGACAATAATAGTTATGCATTATTGACAAATACAATTTTAGAATTGATGAAGAAAAACGACACATTAACAAACACCATTGTAGAAATGTCAAAACAGATAGGTAACAATAACAATAACACTACAAATAATACCATCAATAATAAGTTTAACTTGAATGTGTTTTTGAATGAGAAATGTAAGAATGCGATGACACTAACTGAATTTGTCAAAAGCATGAAATTATCAGTTGAAGATTTTGTGAATACCGGTGAATTAGGATATGTAAATGGTATATCACAAATAATGGTAGATCGCATAAACGACATGGAATTATGTGATAGACCTCTTCACTGTACTGATTTGAAACGTGAAACCGTATATGTAAAAGATACTGAAAAATGGGAAAAAGACGAAGACAATGACAAAATTCGCGATGCAGTCAAGAAAGTAGCAAGTAA